ATGAACATCGCGCCACTCAAGGTCTCTCTGCTCTCCCTCGCCCTGCTCCTCTCCCCCGTTGCCAGCCTCCCCGCCCATGCGGCCTGCACCGCCAACCTGGCCCTGCAACCCGCCAGCAGCCTGCCCGCGCTCGGGGGGCGCCTGGTCTACCACAGCTATATGGAGTACGGGGACGGCTCCTCGAACCTCTACCTGCACGATTTCAAGAGCAAGAGCACCCGCCAGCTCAACCAGCCCGGCTGGAACATCGAGGACCCGATGAATGCGCATTTCTCCCCGGACGGCCGCTACCTGACCTTCATGGGCCGCCAGAATGGCGCCTGGCACGTGTTCGCCTGGGCCATCGGCGGTACCCAGGCGCCGAGCAACCTGACCGCGGCCATCGGCGGTCGCAACGAGGATCCGAAGTTCTCCTTCGACGGCCGCCAGGTTGTGCTCAAGCACGAGGGCGACATCCGCCTCGCCACCCTGGTCTTCAATGGCGATGGCAGCGTCGGCGTGAGCGCCTGGAAAGCCGTGACCGGCGACGGCTGGAGCACCGAGGAGTCGATGCCGTTCCTCACGCCCTCAGGCAAGTACGTGGTCTACGCGACAGGAGCCGGCGACAGCCTGCGGGTGGTGCGCAGGAACCTGGAGAACGGCCAGGTCAGCCCCCTCGCCACCCCGGCCGCGGGGGGCCGCGACTATTACCCGGTGGTACGCGACTACACCGCCTACTTCCTCTCGCGTACCCAGCCGGCCGGCAACGACCAGTTGGCCATGGTCGTACCCAACAGCCCGCCCGGCACCCCGGCGATCCTGCCGCTCAACCACTGCCAGGGCGACAATTCCGATGCCGCGCCGGTGAACGAGGACTACCTGATCTTCTCCAGCACTTCGTTCGACCCGACCTACAGCCTGCTCCTCGGTGACATCGCCGCGGCGCGGGTCTGGCGTCTCGACCCGGCGCAGATCAACCTGCCCGACGGTCGGCAGAAGCTCGGCGCCAGCTATACCGCGGCACGCTGAAAGCAGCCCGCACAGGCGCGGACCTGAGGGTCCGCGCCGGTTCCGAACGGACCCGACACAGGCCGGTGAATCGGGTTAACATTGCCCTCTTTTGCACCGTCCAAAGCCCGCTTCCGAAGGCCCGTATGACCGACCTCTCTCAGCACACGCCAATTGTGCTGTATTACTAGCCAGGAAATGCCTGGAAGCCAGGCCAGTTAAGGGCCTGGCTTCTTTTTCTACCCTGTGTCGCCACAACTCAAATGGCATTGAATGGCATAGGCTGGCGAACGAATTGCCCCATTTTTGCCCCAGCCGCTAGCCAATGGTCCGCGCAGCTCATCGCCCTCCTCTGGCATACTTGGCACCCCTCGAATACTGTACAAATAAACAGTATCCAGAAAGCCGCAACCGTGATCCACCTTCCCCTCTCCGCCGACCTCTGGCACGCCGCTCTAGGCGATAAACAAGCCCTGATGACCGCCCCTGAATGGCACTGCGAAATGTTACGCAGAGCCGCCGACAACCTCCTTCAGGCAGGCAATGTCAGCCAATCTGACTATCTCGATATGCGCGACCTAATTACCGGCGCACTCTCACACGCCCAGGAGGAACGTGCCGCTCAATGGTACAAACCCAATCGGACATACAGAGTGACGCTGAACGGCCGCGAGGTTGGCCAGATTGCCCGCGGTGCATTCAAGCCTTCGGTGCCAGAGCTAAGTGACGGGTTGATTCGATACGACAGGCGCGGACAGCTAGCAGTGTTCCACCAGTACACCATTTATGGGGGAGAGATTAGGGGACGACGCTGGACATGTACGAACGGCCAAACCTACGCATTGACGGTGATCGGTTGCACCTGGCACGGCAGAGAGTGGCGGGCATTCGACCAACCTGACGAATATCGCCTTGCGGTAGATCTAGCCGAACAGGCCGAAGAAGACGGGGATAGCGCAGCCGCGGCACTATGGCGGGAGCGGCTAGATGCATGCGAACTGCGGCCATGCAGCACCTGTAGGAGCCACTTTGCCTTGATGGAGACCTGCGATGACTGCCACGGGACGGGCGTAGTGGCAACCGAGGCTATGCTGAAGGGAGTTGACGCGAGGGCAATTGGATGTGTGGACGACTCAGCCAATATTCCGGCCTGCATGAATTCGTGTCGGTCTTGAACCTACCGAACATGCTAACCAACCTAGTAGGAGAACAGCCGCAGCGCTACAACGTAGCGCCATCGACCCAAGTGACAACACTCCGACTCGAAGGGGACGCCCTGGTCGTCCAGGCGATCAGATGGGGATGGAGGCCGTTCTGGGCCCGTGATCGCGCGGCGCCGATCAACGCCAGGGTCGAGAAAGTGGCGCATGGACGCTTCTTCAGCGCAGCTTGGCGCCATCGCGCGCTTTGCCCCGTTTCAGGCTGGTTCGAGTGGGTGACCGAGGGCGGGCCGCGGAAACAGCCGTACCACATCCAGCACGCCGAAGGCTCGCCGATCCTCTGCGCAGCAATCGGCCAGTTCCCCAGGCTCGATGGCGCGCAGGACGAGCGGTATGGTTTCGTGATCATTACCGCGGACGCCGAGGGCGGTATGGTCGATATTCACGACCGGCGTCCCGTCGTGCTGTCGCCCGACCTGGCCCGCGAATGGCTAGATCCGGCGACACCGCCAGAGCGTGCGGAGCAGATCGTATTGCTGCATGGCGAGCCGAGCGAGGCGTTCACTTGGTACGCGGTCGACCCAGCAGTTGGGAACGTCCGAAACCAGGGACCGCAGTTGATAGAGCCTCAGCGCTCCGCCTCATAGGCCGCAACACCGCTGCCGACAGGCCGCCATTCATTTTGCGGCATACGCGAATCACAGATGAATACCTCTACCTCGGCGCCCTCCATCGGCTCCGCCGGCCGGATCGCTGCATGCCGGAGAATTGTCTCCATATCTGGCACGTAGCTGCTCTCCGAGCCGTGGAACGACCAGATGCCGAACTTCCCAGCGCTACCAACTTGGTGGTCGAGCTTCACCGACCACCCTTTAAATCGAACGACCAGCATCAACCTACCCCTTATGAAAGGGCGTAGTTTACCTGCATCACGAAACTGAGTTGGTCATGACGGGATGCCGACGATCTGCAATCGATAGTAAATCGATTCAGTCCTGAATAAACGAATCGGCCCGCACACGCCGTCATGGGATCTGATGAAGCCTGAAAAGGAGTGTTTCGCACCCTGCAATCCATTTGCAGGATGTGCAGAACAGACGCCAGATCATCACGGAGCGTCTAAAAATAGCAAAAAATAGAAAATGAGAAAAAAACGAGGAGAGAAAAACACTACATACAGGGGCAAGCCCCCACCAGCACCACTACAAGTAGATCCAAGGACCACAACAATCACTAGAAAAAAGCTCTAGCGCATCCCTAAGACGCCTACTTCAAGGCGAAAAGTCACTTCTCGTCAGAATTTTTTTCTTTCAAACCTAACCGCCCGGGCACATCCCTCAAAAAAAAATCGCGAAAGAAAAAAATTCATTCGCGCAGCTCACGCATCACTCACTCAAAACTTTATCTTTTGCTTGCACTGGTCATTACCGCCGGATATCATTTTCCCCAAGCAATAAAAAACCCGGCGTGGGGCCGGGTTTGTTAGCCGGGATCTTTTACGCCTCTATTGGAGGTCAACCCGGCCATATTCCAATGCGGCAAAGCAAAAGGAACAGGGCATGACTGTACCAGAAGCGATTGACTTTCTCAACGGCATGAGAGAGTACCAACTGGCCTTGGCGGCGAAACATGCCAATCAACCTGCGCGGGCAAAAGGCGCGGAGGAACGCGCCCAGCGGCTCAAGGATGTAATGGAGCTTTTGCAGCCCGCCCCGCCCCGCCCCTCTCAGCTCTCCCTCACCCCCGACGATCTTCGCGATTTGCCAGACGAGCTGCTAGAGCAGCTCAGCATCAGTAAATCTGATTACCTGGACTTCGATATAGTTGACCTCATCAACAATGCCGGAGGGATCACCACCATTGATCACCTGATCATCGCTCTATACCGGAAAAGCGGCGAAATCCATGAGCGTACAAAGCTCAACAGCCGGCTGTACCGGATGACCAAAAAGGGAATGATCAAAAGTCTGGAGGGCAAGAAGGGAGTCTATGCGACCCGCGACATAACAGATGCAGATCTATTTGAAGTTGACCAGGGAGAGGAACCCTCTCCCTGATCTGTCAAATTTGTGAACGCTGTGAAGGTATGCGACGTGTTCACCTCGCCTTTCCCACACCCGCTACAAAGTCGACGTTGGCACAGAGACGGTAGCACAGGTGGGAAATGCGAGTCCATAACGGCAGCCGCCCACCAATATGGAGAAATGGACTATGACTCATCAATGTCCTATTCACCGTCCCGTAAAGGTCTGTGCGTACATCCGCGTGCGCTTCGGCCGCCTCGAGACTGTATGCCGCCATTGCCGCCGCTGGCCTAACCGCTAACGAAGGCTGAAGGGGTCTTCGGACCCCTTCCTCTGTTTACACCGCAGCAGCCATAAAACTACTTCCCTCCCCTACCCTTACTTTTAAGTGCCTTCAGAACCTTTTCCCGTGACTGAAACGCGGCCAGTTTCATGGCGCACTGATCGGCATCGCCTGCAAGACGGGCAAGATCTGCCGCAGTCGCTGGGTGAAGTTCGGCGTACTCGGCTCCATCATCCACGCCGGCACCGGCGGTTCCGGCTGGCAGGCCGGTAGCGGAACAACTGGCACGGGTGATATGGACCCGCAGCCGCTGCCGAGCAGCAGCCAAGTCAGCAGTAAGCTGATCATTGATAGCTTGCGCATGTCGTAACTCTCCAAAACGTTGCTCATCTATCGCCTGTAGATCAGCCTCCAGGCGCTGCCGCTGTTCGGTTCTTCGCTGAAGCTCGGCCGCTACCGCCTGACTGGCGTCAAGGCGCTCCTTCTCGTGTTGCAGCTTCAGCGCTGCTATCTGCTCACCGAATCGCAACTCGGCTGCTCTCCAAGTTGCAGCAACAACAAAGGTCAGTACCAATGCGGCGATCACCGCCCGCACCCAACTAGCTAGGCCGACAGATCCAAGCAACATCACGACAGCACCGCCTTGGCACGCTCCCACAGTTCCAGGCGCTCCACCTGGCCGTTCATGCCGCCGTTAATCGTCCGGGTGATAAGTGCAAACCTGCCCGAATCGGCCAGGCCGTTGAGCCCATGCGCCGCCCACCACCAGGCGCTCGACCTGGCCGCGTGCTCGGGCTGCTCCAGCAACTCAGGCTCAGCCTCCAGCGGCAGGCCGAGGCCGGCGCCGGCAGCCCGGTAGTTCTTACGGCCGGTGATTTGCAGCAACCCTCGGCCGCAGAACCGCCAGCCGTCTCCGCTGGACTCATCGCCGTTGCCGTTTCGGTTGGCGTAAGTGTTATTCGCAACGGCCTCGGGGTGGCGGGCCAGGTTCAACGCCAAAGCGTTTGGGCGTCCGTCGGCGCCGCGATATCGGCTCGGCCAGGTATTCGCTAACCCCTGCGCCGAGTAATTCAGGTTCTCTACCAGGCGCGTGAGCTGGGCGCTTTCATGTCCGACCTGGGCAAGAAACGCCGATTGCCTGGCTGCGCCCAGGATATCGAACTGCAACATGGCCCGATTCAACGCGGGCAGGAAAATCCCAACAACCGGGCGGCACCTCGGGAGGATGTACAGCAGTTGGCTTTCAGTGATAGGCATGTCGAACTCCAATGAAAAAGCCCGCATGCGCGGGCTTTGGGTACTAATGGGTAGGTTCTGATGGCACAATGCAGCCCGCTAGGAACCGCGAGCTAGAGAGGAAGGAGAACAGTGAGCGTAAGGAACATCGCTAAACGGTACGCCGAGAAACAACTAACCGGCGCTGAAGCGCTGGCCGAACTGAAGGAAAAAGACCTCCTCGGTGACGCCCTTATGACCCTGCTGGTCGACCACTTCGAACAACGCTGGGAACGGGAACAGTCCCTGCCCGACGAGTACAGGTCAGAGGACTGGTGAGCCAACCGCCCGCCTGCTCAAACAGGCGGCGGGCCCTTCACGATGCTTTCCCGATGGCCACCACCTGAAGTGGCTTTTTCTGTTTCTTCTTGCCAGCGGCCTTGGCCTTGCCCTTCTTGCCGGCGTTGCACTCAACCGTCGTGCTCCAACCAGATTGGGTAAATACCTGTTCCACCGACTCCACCAGGTAGGAACCGTCGATTCCCGACTTGATGCCGGCGACGACTATTGTTCGTTCCGCGAAGAGATCCGTTCGCCCTGGCATTTCCAGGCGCACCCCAGCCGTGGAGCGGTTGAACGCAGCCAACCGCGCCTTGGCTGCCTGCTCAGCGGCACTCTTGTTCGGATGGATATGGCGGTCGGTATGCACGGGCGGAAGCCCGGCCGGAGCCTCTGCATTCGCCAGCTCGACCACCTCCAGCTTGCCCGTCTCCTTGTCCTGATACGCCGCCTTGACCGCCTTTTGCGTGGCCCGGTCACTGAACCGAAACTGAAACCGGGTGATCTCCGGCCGGGTCAGCGTGACGGTCGTCAGTGGCGCGCCGGATGCGCGCTCCCCGCCTTCGCGAGGCAGCACCAGCAACTTGTCCGCCGCGACCTTGGCCGTGCAGCCGTACTGCCTGGCCAGCCGCGTGATCAGGTTAAAATCCGATTCGCCAATCTGGTCGACACGCGGAACCACCGTCTGCACCGGGCACTCGCTCTTCCAGCCATTGCGTGCGGCAATGTCCGCCACGATCCGCGCGAGCGTCACCCCCTCCCAGCCCCCGTCGCGGATCGTCTTGCCGCTGCCGCGCATGCTGCTGGCCTTGCCGCGGATGACGATGGTATCCGGCGGGCCGGATAACTCCACCTCATCCACGGTGTAGATGCCTATCCGGGTCAACCCGCGCCCGTCATAGCCTATCTGGATCTCGACCGATGCCCCCCGCTCCGGCAGCACCACGGCACCGTCGCGGTCGTCAATGCGCAACTCGAACTCGTCGGACTCCATTCCCGGCTTGTCGAGCGTGCGCAGCAGCAACAGCCGGTCGTTGATACGCGCGGTGATATCGGCCTTGTCCGCGATCACCCGAAATATCGGCTTCATTCATCCTCCAGGGATCAGCCCCACAACTGCACCTCGCCGGTCACCGGCACCTCGACCTCGGGCATGACGATCAGCAGGCCGGCCCGGAAGGGCTGCGGCTCATCGGCAAGCCACTGGTTCGCGTCGTAGACCGCCTCCACTGTCCCCACCAGATGCCCGTAATACTGGACGCAGAGTGTGTCCAGCAGATCCCCGTCAGACGTTCTGCAAATCGTCTCCATAGCAGACAAACTCCAGGCTGAATGCTTGTTTGCGAGGGGCGCCGCCTTGAACAAGGGCCGACTGCTCCTCCTCGATACTCGCCAGACACCAGAGGCCGAGCACCTGGCCGTAACCCGTGGTCAGGCTGAGCGGCACCTGGCGCCGCCCGATTTCACGTAGCTGCTCGATTTGCCCCAGGCCGACCCGAACACCGAAGACAGCCCCCTTCAACGTCAGCTTGTCCTCCCCCTCCCCGACCGCCTGTTGCGCCGGCCGCCGGGTGAGTCGTTCCTGAGCAGCCCAACGAAACGCCGTCTGCCTCCGCAGTTCATCGAACGCGGCCGTGTCGAGATTGAAGTAGAACGGGCTGCTGTTCACGTCCCGCGGCTGCATGACCAGCAGATGCGCAAACGGCCGGGAGGCGACCGCACTCGGCGTCATGCTCGAACGCAAGCCGGTCGGGATGATGTTTGCCAGCTTGGGACTGGCAACGCCGGCGAGCCGCCCGACCTGCCCGGTAACCTTCGACACCGCGTCGGACAACGCTCCATACCGCTGATCGAGCCCAGATAGCGCACGGGCAGCACTGCTGTAGGTATTCATGACGCCACCCACCTTTGCCTGCGCTACGCCCAGGCTGCGAGTCAGTCGCAGCGCCCGGTCGCCCAACCCGGCCGGGAAGCCGGGCAGCGTGGACAGTTCATCGGCAGCGCCCGTGAGATCGGAAACCGCACCCGTGATGGGCGCCAACATGCCGTCGACACTCCTACGCCCCTCCTCCCCGGCCCGCACCACTTGGCGCAGGCCGGATTCCATCATTTCGATGTACGGCATTCACCCTCCTACACATTGGGCTCATCGAACAGGGACACCCGCTGCATCTGCCCGGCAAAGTCGGCGAGCTGCCGGCGAAGCTCTGGCATGATGGCCTGGAGCAACGCCTGGGGATCTTTCGCATCCCCCTGAACGGTGAGACTGATGTTCGGCGAGAAACTGAACTCTTGTTTCACCGGCACCGGCGCCGGTTTCGGCGGCTCCGCCACTACCGCAGCGACAGGCGGAACAGCGGGCTTCACGGGCTCTGCCGGAGCGGATCCGCCGAACAGACCGCCGCTGCCGAACAGCGCTTTGCCGCCGGCGGCCCCCAGCTCGGAACCACCCCAGGCACCGATCATCCCGCCGATCAGGCCACCAATCGCCGTGCCAATGATCGGAACGACAGAACCAATCGCAGCTCCCGCCGCAGCGCCGGCGAGCGTGCCACCGAGGCCGCCCAGGGCAGCGCCGTAGCCGGCGGCCTTTTCGTCTCGCGTCTCCGCGTTCACGAAGGTGTCGGCCGCCTGGAGGCCTGCACCGACGAGTGCCAGCGGTCCCGCCCCTTTGGCAAAGCGCCCAGCCCCCCGGAGCACACCCCAGGCACCGCGCCCTGCGGCGCCGAGGCGCCCACTGCGACCACCACCGGCCCGGCCGCGCCGAGCAGAACCACCGCCCACATCACCACCCAAGCCGCCGGCACCGGGGTTGGTCACGAACACACGTTGAACGATGTTCGGATTGCCCATCATCGAGCGGCCACGGGCAATATCCATCAGCCCTCGGCCAATCCTCCAGGCGTTCACGATCCCCCGGAGCACGACCAACGCGGCACCGACACCCACGACTCCGGCAGTTACCCCAGGTGCCGCATCGGTGAGTCGAGTAAGCCCCTGAAACAAGGGCCGCAAGGCGTCGGCCGCCGCATCAGTCATCGGACGAATCGCGTCACCAACCGCCCGCATCCCTTCGTTCGCGGCCTGGGCGACTTCAGCCCAGCGCTGGGCTGAGGCCTCCCGGCGTTCCCTCAGGTTCTGGTCCAGAATGCCTGTGGCAGATGCCGACTCCTTCTTCAGCGACTCGTACAGCGCCTTGTTCTGCGTGTAGGCGGTAAGAGCCGCCTTAACCTGCATATCCGCGAAAATATCGCCGGTGCGCAGTGTCTGTTCCAGGGCCTCCATCATCGCCTTGGCCTTGGCCGGGTCCGCCTCCTTGCTGATGGCGGCGGTTGCCTCGGCCATCTTCTTGGCCTTGGCTGGATCGGTGCGCTGGATGTACTGCTGGGCCAATGCAAAGCTGGCTTCCAGCGTCGACATTCCGCTTTGCAAGCCAGTATTGAGCGAGCCTTGATAGTCGATGCCAGCCTTCTGGTAGGCTCGCACAACATCGCTGGAGCCGATCTTGGCCATCCAGTTCTTCAGGTTGTTGGCCGCCTCATCGGCACCGCCGGCGGCCTTCATCTGCACCTGAAGCATCGCGCCCAGCTGCGTGACGGCATCCATGCCGAAGATCTCCAGCTTGCCCATTTCCGCGAGCAGTTGGGGAAACCATCGGGCCATGTCACTGGCCTCGAACGAACCGGCCTGGCCCTGGAAGGCGATAGCCTCCAGTGCTTTCTCCATCACCTTGGGATCGGAGATCTTCGCGTTCTGCTGGAGTGCCTGCATCATCCGCGCGGTATCCACGCCGCCGGCGCCTTGCCCCACCACGAACTTGGCCGCGACCGGAGAGAACCCCGACGCCACGTCCAGATCCATGCCGGCGCTGACCAATTGGTTGATCACATCGGCCACTTCGTTGCGCGCCATTCCAGTGTCGCGGGAAGTGGTAATGACCGTGCGCGACAGATCCCGCTCTTCAGCGGAACCGGCCACCCCAGCCTTAATCGCGACATCCCGAATGATCGCCTGGTAGTCCGCGCTGATCTTCGTAGGCACAGCCAGAGCGGCGGTGCCGGCGACCGCCTGGCCGACCGTCGAGCGCATACCGGACTTCCCGGCCTCCAGGCGCGCCATGCCGCTGGCTTGGAGCTTGATGCCCTGCGCCTCGCGGGCAGCCTGGCGGAAGGCATCGCCGAGTCGCCCCGCCTCCCTGGCGTTGTCTCGCAGCACGTTACGCAGCCGGCCCATTTCCGTTTGCTGGTCCGCCAGGCTGCGCTTGGCTTGCTGGGCTTCACGTTGCGCCACCTCGATCCGGCGCTGAATCCCCCGGACCTTTTCCGCGTCGGCCTTGTTGTCGGCCGCCGCCTGGGCTTGGCGTTGCTTGTACAGTTCGGCCGCCGCCTGGGCCTGGCCCCGCAACCGCTTCGCCTCCCCCTTGTTGCCGCCCTCGGCTTGCCGGTTGGCCTCTTGGGTGAGCTGCCACTGGAGGTAGCGCAGGCGGTCCACTTCCGTCGACTGCGTAGCCAGTCGCCGGGTCCGAGCCTGATCCGCCGCGGCCAACTCGCGATTGAGCGATGCCAGCCGGGCGGTGGCTGCTGCATGCTGAGACTCCAGCGCCGCGCCGACCCTCTGCTGTTCGCCATAAGCCCGCAAGGTGCTGCGGCGCTGCGTGTTGCCCAACTCCAACGCCGCCTTGGTCTGGGCCTTGAACAGATCCAGCTCCCGCCCCTTGGCCTGGAGCTGGTCAATACTGCCCTCGACGGTGCGGAATGCTGCATTCAGCGAACCGCTCACGGCGCCGCCGATCAGCAGCCCGAGGGAGAGTTGATTGGACGCCATAGGATTCTCTGTCGGTTGAAGGCGGCTCAGTCACTGAGCCACCAGATCATGCGAGCCAACGGCATGGCCTCGATATCGGCGACGGAGAAATGGAACTCCGCCGCCAGACGCCTGGCCATGCGCTTGTGGTGCTGAACGCTATACCCCGTCGTCCTGCACCAGGCGAAAGTAGGCGGTTTGCAAGCGCCGGTAATCGACCATGGTCAGCCCCTCCAGATCCTTTCGGCCAACCTCGGCCAGGGTCGAGAACAGGGCCAACTCGCGCTGTGCCTCTGTCTCAGCGCCCTGCTCTTCCGACGCCAGGATGTCACGGACTGTCGGCGCGCGAAGGGTCAGCTTGTCGACCTTCACGCCGTTGACCTCGGCCGTGGAACGCAAGCTGACCGTGGCGCCGGTGGCACGCAATTCCAACCACGCGGGGGTTTTCTCTTTCATATTCACTCCTTAAATGCCCAGCGCTGCGCGCGTTTCAGCCAGTTGGTCGACACCGTTGATAACCCGCAACGGCGCCAAGGGATCGATTTCGAAGACCACGCGGCCGTCGACTTCGAGCTTGTAGTAGGTGACGCCCACCGAGTACTTGAATTCGGCCTTGTCGCCGGCCTTCCAGTCGCCCGGGTCAACCTCCTTGAGGGTGCCGCGGATTGTTGCGGTTACCGCCGTTACCTTGCCTTTCTGCGCCTTGAAGGCGCCACGAAAGACGCCACGGAACGCGGTGCCATCGGCCAGGCCGAAGAAGTTCAGTGCCTCACGCCGCACCCCGTTTGTGGTGAACGACGACTCCATGCGCTCAAGCCCCATGTCCATGTCGATGGAGCCATCCATGCCGCCGGCGCGGAACTCGTCGGTCTTGACGGTGACCTTGGGCAGGGTCAACGACGGCACATCGCCCTGGAAGCTGATGCCGTCGATGAACAGGTTGGTATTGGTCAGTACCTGCGGAATCATTGCCATTGCACGCGCTCCTTATGCTGCGTCGAGGACTTCGGTCAGCCACTGGTCGGTGACTTCGACGCGGAAGTTGGGGTTCTCGGCCGGCGGCACATCGGTGAAGCGGATGTTCCAGTACACCTTGCCCTGGGCCAGCTGGCTGGCGGTGTTCAGGTCCGGGTCGGCATAGACCTCGAAGTTGATGACCGCGCCCTGGTTCTTCAGGTCGCGCATGAAGGACTCCAGCCCCTCGGTCACGTCAGACACATAGGTCTTGGTGATCGAGCGGTCGACCGCCCACTTGTGCCCTGCCAGGATCGCGTCCATTACGATATCCATCGTCCGCACGCGGGTGACGAATGCCCACTTCGCATCCGAAGACAAGGTGCGGTTGCCCCACAGGCGGTAGCCGTCATCGCGGATGATCGTGGTGATGTTGGCATTGTTCAGCAGGTTGGCTCGGCAGGTCGGGTCGCCGTCCAGATACTCGATGGGCCGCGTGGTGCCCGTGATCCCGACGAACTCCTTATTCGAGGGGCTGGCCCAGAATCCATACTCGGCATCGGTCCAGGCGAACAGACCCGCCACCCAGGCCGAGGCCGGAGCGTCGGTGGTGCTGCTGGTCTCGGTGTTCCAGACCTGCACCCCCGGATCGACCATGTACAGGCGCTTGCTGCCGAAGTTCGCGGCGTAGGCTATGGCGGTCTCATCATCCTTGCCCGGGCCGTCGATGATCGCGATTGCCCGCATGCGGCCGGCCAGGGCGTCCATCGCACTGGCCACTGCCTGCCGTGCGGAATTCCCAGGCGCAATCAACAGCCGCGGCTGAGCGTTGAAACGCGATTTGCCGTCCAGCAGCGCCTCCAGGCCGGTACGCTCGCCGGTACTGTTGATGCCGCCGATGATCGCGCTGGCCTGCTCTTCGGGCGTGCCCGCCGCTTCCACACCGACCGCCACGATGACAGCTTGGGCGCGCATGTAGATGGCCTCGCACGCAGCGTAGATCGGCGAACCGATCCCGAACGCCGCTGCCGCTTCCTTCTTGCTGCTGATCAGGACCGGCACGTTCGGCTTGGCGGTCGCTCCAGCTCCCGGAGTAAACACGTCACACAGACCGATGATCGAACTGGAGGGCAAAGCAATGGTCCGCGCGCCCACGTCCACATTCGTTACCGTGACGCCATGGAAAAAGCTCATTGGTGGATCTCCTAGAATGAAAAACCCCGCACTAGGGCGGGGCTCAGTTGGTGCCTTCTTCGGCCAGCCAGGCAGGCGGCTCAGGCCTGGAGGCGGGGTCGGGGAATGCCGGGTTATCCGGCCAATTTCGCAGGGCCGCGCGATAGTTCATAACCTCTACGAACTGCTCAGGTTTGAGAGTGGTGTCATTACCCAGGTCGCGTTCGTCACGATGCCGGGCCACCAGGCCATCGGTTACTATCAGTTGTGCGTCGCGCCATGCCCGAGCCCGCGCGACAAGCCGCAGTTCGTCTGGCGGCGGAGGGTCGACCAACACCGGAAGACCAGAGGAGTCGACGGCAATTCGCTTACCAGACTCCTGCCCCGCCAGTATCCGCTCATACAGCGCCGTACTGACCGACACTGCATCGAGCGGCCAACCACTACCCTCTTCGTAGACCTTTCGCAAAGAAACGGGATAGAACGCCACCGCCGACGGCGAGAAGACATAGTCACTGGAACTCATCGACCGAACGCCTCCCAGAACAATACGGATTGGAGTTGATAGCTGTTTTCGAGGGTCGCCCCTGTCGTTGTCAGTCCATAGAACGCAGTGCTCGCGTCAGTGCCAGGATGGAAATAGGCGGTCTGGCCAGCGAATCCGCCCAGGCATTCGTTCGGGAAGGGAATCGGAAACGTGATGGTCGCTGTTCCGTCACCCGCTACCGTGACGCGACCCCACTGGCGGATAAATCCAGTGTCGTTATCCCGCCACCAGCCGGTGGAATAGAGCCACGCAGTCGAAGGTACACCGGCCCCCAGACTCTCACGTGCCCACGTAGGGTTATTCGCGCCCGTTCCACCCAGGTGTACCGGGAGAATCCCGGAGGTAATTTGGCTAGCATCGTGCGTATGCGAAACACGGGCATACACCGAGAGATCCAGATTTGCCGCGGTATAGATTAGGCTCCCGCGCCAAAGCAGATTCCCAACATCGTTCATCCCCAGGTCGCCCGCATATACGCCGTTCCAGTGAAACCAGAGCCGCGGCGCATATTTGTAGATCCGTCCGTTCGCGCCGATCAGTTCGGCTTCACGAATCTGAATGGCCGCCTGCGCGAGCCCATCGCCTGCCACCGCCGAATAGAAAATGGGACTCTGGCTGTTGAGACCCGCATTCAGCGCATCGGTGATCCCGTAGCCCGCCAACGTAGTGGGCTTGCCGCTATGGATCTTGCTCCAATCCAAATTTGGGATATCAGCGGCAGACAACGGGGCTCCCGCTGTCACCAAGCCCTTGGCGTTGATTGTCACCTTCGGATAGGCACCGGGCACCACCCCGCTATCCGCCAGGGTCAGCGCAATGGAAACGTCCCGTGTTCCGTCGAACACCGCACTGCCTGTTGCCGCGCCGCTACACGCAAGAGCCCGTTCAGCCGACAGCTTCGTGGCGCTCGCCGCATTGCCGGTAATCGATGCCGGCAGTTGCCCCGCACCGTTGAGCCGTAGCAGCTTGTACGGTACCGGCGCCTCCACTGCTTCGCTTGCCGCCAAGGCATCAGTGATGCCGTAGCCAGCCAGCGTAGTGGGCTTGCCACTGTTGATCTTGCTCCAATCCAAACTTGGGATATCGGCGGCAGACAGCGGTGCTCCCGCTGTCACCAAGCCCTTGGCGTTGATTGTCACCTTCGGATAGGCACCGGGTACCACCCCGCTATCCGCCAGGGTCAGCGCAATGGAAACGTCCCGTGTTCCGTCGAACACCGCACTGCCTGTTGCGGCGCCGCTACACGCAAGAGCCCGTTCAGCCGACAGCTTCGTGGCGCTCGCCGCATTGCCGGTAATCGATGCCGGCAGTTGCCCCGCACCGTTGAGCCGTAGCAGCTTGTACGGCATTGGCTCTTCCACCGCCTCACTTTTCGCCAGGGCATCGGTGATGCCATAGCCACCCAGGGTAGTGGGATTGCTGCCGCTGGTTGCTCGTCCCTTCGCGTCGATTGTTAGGCTGCGGTATGTACCGGGAGCGATACCCGTTGGACTCAAGGACAAAGGCAGCGTGATCCCGCCGCCCTGCTCTCGCGTCATCTGTCCAGTGGCGTCATGAATCGCGCGAACTTCCAGCAGGGCCTTATCCAGATCCGCGACCGTCGCAGTCACAACATTAGGGTCGACCAGAAGATTGACGATTTCTGCGTGGCTGACCGCGATATGCAACCGGACGGTCTGGGTTCGCCCCGCGCCCTCGCTGACCAACGGCTTGTAGCTAGGCGCACAATCCGCCACAGCGATCATGTCGCCATCGGAGTCCTCCAGGCCCAGCTCACGCATCCACCAGCCCCCTACGTCCTGCGGCAGAATGGCTTCGGCCACCAGCACGCTAGGATTGTCCTCGGCCGCTACCAACCGGTTCAATTTGACCCGGTAGCGCTGTCGGATAAGCGCAGTTTGCGACGGACTAGGGACCGGGTCAGGCGTCTCCCCAGGCGCACCGCCTCCATCACCGATCAACATATGTGTAATGTCACGCCGCAGCCCGCCGGCCGCCGCCTCGACTTGTTTGGCAGCACCCTTGTCGGTAAGGAAGCCCCCGTATTGCTTGCTCATGGATTGGCCCTCGGGAATACATCCAAGATGTCACCATCGGTCTCTACAACCGCGGTGTAGACCTGAAGCTTGGGCTCGAAGCGAATGTCGAGCCCGACGATATGGCGGCTGACCGGCCGCGCGTCATCCAGCAGGCGCTCCACCTCGCGATAGGTGGTTTCAGTGATACCGCCGCTGCTGACGCCAACTTCGATAGAGAACGTGCCAGGCTCGCCGGGCGGGTCGGTCTGCCACCACTCGGTCACCGTCAACAGGTAGCCAATGGGCTCGACCACTCGACGTAGCGCACCGATAGTCCCCTTCCTCGCGTGGATCTCGAAGGCCGAGCGGATTGCTGCCCGCTTTGTCGGCACCGACCACTCGTTGTCCCAGCGATCCACGGACCAGGTCCAGGCCAGCCACGGCAGGATGTGTTCCGGGCAGGTATCGGGGTTGACCAGCAGCCGCAGAGGCACGTCCGTTTCTTCGTCCGTCGCGAACTCCAGGGCGCGCTCCAGCTCGGTCGCGTTGCTCGGTAGCTGACTCATGCGTCCCCCTGTACGACCTTCACGGACGTGCAGTAGGCCGCCTGAGCCTTGGTCGGCACGATATCGACCCAACCGTTCAACACCACCTTGCGAACGCCGGTGATATGCAATTGGGCGTCAATCGCCGACCGGGACACCTCGACACCCAGGCGACGGCGCGGATTGATCCAGGCGTTTATCCGACGCTGGCACTCGGCAAGGATCGCCTCGTTCTCCGACCCGACGCCCTCCATGTACACCACCGCATCGATGCTGTACGGCAGCACCTCGGCGCTCTGCACCGTCAGCCGGTCACCGACCGGCCGGATATCCTCATCACTCAGGCGGGCATAGACGGTATCGAGCAGCGCCTGGTCGGCGACGCCCTGCCCTTCGACGTGCAACACAGTAACCACCACTTCCGCCGGCCTGGGGCTTTCGGCCGTCGCATCCCCGACCAGCGCCGACGCACTGCGCGCGTGCAAGATGTAGCTGGACCGAGGCCCTGCGGTGGTCAGGCCTTCATAGGCTAGCTGTACGCGCTCCCGCAACGCGGCGTCGTCCTCCATCACCCGCTCGGTCGGCGGAACCGCCGACTCGTCGGCCTCCCGAATCACCAGGCGCTGTAGCTTGACGTTCGCCGCCAACTGGTCAAGGTCGCTACCCTCGGCATAGGCCAGCAACAACGCCTTGGCCGCCGAGTTCACCCGAGCGCGGTTCTGCATTCGACGATAGGCCGCCTGTTCGAGCAGCTTCACCACCGGGTCACTTTCCAGCGCAGCGTTCCACTGGTCGCCCATGTAAGCCCTGAAATCCGCCAGCTCCTCGGCATATACCGCCTCGAACTCCAACGGCTCCAGCACTTCGGGCGCCGGCAGTGAGGCCAGATCCACGGTACTCATGCGCTGACCTCCAGCATTACGGAGTCACCCAGGTACACCCCGGCCAACTCCAGATCGATCCGCCCACCCATGACCGCCACCACCCGGACACGCTCCAGGCGCAGCCGAGGTTCCCACCGGCCAAGCGCCCGCGCGACCTCGGCCTGCACGGCACTCTTCCAACCGTCGTTCACCGGCAGATCGACCAGGCGCCGCAGCTTACTGCCGTACTCCGGGCGCATGCGCCGGGTGCCCAACGGGGTAGTCAGAATGTCCTCGATGGATTGCTTCAAGTGGGCCACGCCGGAAAGCGGCTGCCCGGTCCGTCGATCCAGCCCGATCATCGATCACCCCTACTTACGAACGAATTCCGCGCGAGCCACCAACCACTCGAACACCTCTTCGGTGTCGGCGACGACCTCGCTATTGCGCACCTGCACCGTCACGCCGCCGGGCATGATCAGCGTGCGCTGTCGGTAGGCCTGATCGATGAACGTCACCGGCAACTCGGGCGTCGGATGGTCTTGAACCGGCGCCTGGACGGCTTCCGCTTCTTCAGTCTTGGCTTTGGCCATTGGCCCCTCCTGAAACGACAAAGCCCGCACAAGGGCGGGCTCAGCGTTGAGTTATGTTCAGTGTGTGTGATGGTTGCTGTTGCCGGTGGTGTCCATGATCGAGCCGCCGCTGGTGATATTGCCGGTGACGTGCAGCGTACCGGCCACCGTGACCTTGCCAGCCAACAGGATCTCGCCGGCCTGGACGGCTACCTGCCCCGGGGTAACGGTGACCGAGGCGCCGCCAACGGTCGTCGTGCAGGTACCTGCCGGGAGGGTCACCGCGTAGCTCTTCGCCTGCCAGTCGTAGACCAGGGAGCCGCCATCGGGAAACCGCCAGACCTCCACGTTCGCACGGTTGTCGGGCTGGTCGCCGGCGACACCGTACAAGCCGGGAATGAACGTTCCCATGTCGGCTACGCCGCTAGCTGATCAGCGCACCCTGTTCGCCGAGGCTCGGCGCTCGCCAGTGACGCGCCGTACCGGCGGCCAGGCTATGCCAGCGCACCCAGCCACTGATCCAAGCCCCTGCCTGCACGCGCACCCGAGCGGCCGCGAGATCCACCGCAGCAACCACGCACGGCTTGATCATCGCCGCAATCATGCGGTCATGTTCCGCTGTCGCGTAGCTCATAGCGGGATATCCTCAGGCGCGAAGTAGTCCCCCTCATGACCCGGACCAGTGTCGGGATCGATGCCGAACAGCAGCTCCTCGCCAGACTCGTCCTTCCAAGGCCACTCCTCGGCCCCTACATAGACCGTTTGCGTCCACTCCACCAGCCAGACACAGAAGGCGTCCAGCTCCGGCTTCGTGTAGTCCTCGCCGGCCTGGACGAACTCGGCTTGCGAAACATCGTCCAGATTCCATGTCTGGCCCCGCAGCAGATGGGCAAGCTGGGTTGCCAGTTGAACGGCCTTGGTGCGGTTCTCCGCGCGCTCCCGCCCTACGACGATCCGGGCTTGCACATGCAAGGTCAGTCCCACCTCGCCAGTGCCCTGGTCGGGGTCCTGGCTCGGCTCGAACTCCGACACCTCCAGCAGAATGCACGGCGCTGGCATCCGGTCCTCAATCTGCGTATCGAACGCGATAGAGCGCATACCGGCGAGCGATGCGTTCAGCTCTGTCTCAATCGCTCGGTAGAAGTCGAGCAGCACGAAGTCAGCCACGCGCGCCTCCCTTGGTCAGCTTGTGCAGTTCGTAGGCAAGTTCGCGCTGGGCGAACTCAAGCAGTTTCTGATCGGCCCGCTTGGCCCAGGCATCGAACAGCGGACGCACGTCGTCCAGCAGCACCTTGGCCTTGGCCAAGGGAAAGCGGCCGTACATGTCCGCGTCCATCGAACCCCTGCGACCGTAGGCCATCGAACGAACGTCGCTGGCCGGGTAATCGCTCGGGTCGAAGTGCGGGCTGGCCGTTCGAATCCAGATATCTGGCTCGCCCCCGTACACACGGGCATAGAAGGCGCCGCGATAGGTTCGCCCGGCCACCGTCACCCCCGCCTTTCCCTGACGAGGCCGGCCGATTCGGCTGGCCTCGATGGGGTTGATGCCAAACCAGAGCTTGCCCTGAGTACCCGAGCCACGCACCGGATACGCGATCAGCCGCTGCCGCACCGCCCGAACCGCTATGCGTTCCTTCTGGCCGACCGCCCTGGCGATATGCGTCCGCAGCCAACCGAGCGTCTTGTTGATCGCTCGGCGCTGCGCGTTCATAGCCGTCTTCGGGTACGCCGCCGCCAGAGTCGAGAAGGCCGCCATATCGGCGGCCTTCGGTTGGACGTTCAGCGTACCGCCTCGCGCGGTCACCCGATGGGTGGTACCGATAGCCATCAGTCCCTCCTTAGCAGCAACGCGACCAGGCCGGTGCCATCAGGCTCCCGCCGCACGACGATATAGGCGCCGCCGTCTGGCGGAGGGAGATCCACGACGATTCCCTGCCCGACCTCCACGCTCGCCGCATCGCTGGCCAGAACGGTGAACCGCGGCTCACGCAATGGAAGCGGCGCGGTCCCCATGCGCGGAGCCTGCCATGGGGCGGTAAACTCCCCCAGCACAGGCTCTGCCCGCCCTTCGAAATGGGCAGGGTCGCCCAGCTCATCGAACAGCAGCGCATCGAGATCAGCGAATCGCTCATGAAAGCGCATGGCTATTCGCCGTCCTCGCCGCTCTGCGCTTGGGCGTGGTCTTTGGCCAGACCGATAACGCCCGCAACCAGCAACTCCTCCCGCAGTTCGGCGCTGGCCGGTTCGTAGGCTCGCCCTTCCGATAGATATGGCGCCCGTCCTGCACGCAACCGCTAATGACGATGTACTTCGACTTTGCGGCGGCCATGTCACACCACCTTCGCGAACAGGAAGGCATCCGGCTCCAGCAGGCCGGACAGCGCAGCAGCCTGGAGCTTCACCCAGCGCACGCTCGGCTCCTTGGTCGTCCAGCTCTTCGGGAAGCGCGACGCCTCGACCAAGCCACTCTCGATGGCGTCGAGATCCTGAATCGCCCCATACAACATGGCGTTACGGGTGTTGGTCGAGCCCAGGATAATTCCGCCCGCCGAAATCATCGGCTGCTCCTTCTTGTCGCCATCATCGGGAACGTACCACTCGTCGTAGCCGTAGATATCCACCCCCGGATCGTTGAGATAGCCGAGGTAGGTAACGCCATCAGGCAGTTCCTCGGGCTTGATCATGCCCAGGTCGACGCGACGGGTGTTCAGCTTTTTCATGACGCTTTCGTCGTTCTGGAACGCATCCAGAGCCTCGCCGCTGAACACCGAAACGTTCGCCGTACGCCCGGAATCCTTGGCAATGAGGCGCTTCCAGGTCCGAAGATCGCCAATCGGATCGGCGCCACTGGTCCCCCACTTGCCGGTGGCCAGCGTCACCTTGTGGGTATCTTCCATCTGGAAGTCGATAACATCATCGACGCCCTCGCCCTTCACATTGATGCTGCCGGTAGTAAGCGCCTGGGCACACATCCACTCTTCACGACGGGTAATCTCGTCGTCGAGATCCGCCAAATCCTTTCCCAATTGCTCGCCGGCCCGCTGGAGCGCGGACTTGGTAGCGAACGGGTTTTCACCAGGCGAACGCTTCAGAATCAGCTCTGCGGTGGTCTCACGCTTGGGCTGGATGTACGGCGGCTTGTAGGTGGTGCTCCGGTAGCCGGAGCGCAACGACAGGCTTCCCGGCAGGCGGGGATGCACGAATGGAGCCATCTTGCGGGTGCCCTTCACGATATCGATATCCACCGTAGTGGTACCGAAGGTCACCGGGTTGGCGCCATTGAAGAACAGGTCACGCAGGAAGGTACGCGGCCGCACCATCTGCTCCACCGCATCGAGCATCGTGCGGCAGTCGAAAATATCGGTCATCTGGTTGAACTCCTATCAGCGAACGAAGAGGCAGAACGGGCGCAGAGCATCGACCAGGCTGTCACGCCCGTGGCCCTCGCCTACGGTGAGCGCGCCGAAACGCACATCGCCGGTCAGTTGCAGCGGCGCGACCTTGGCACCTGCCGAGGTATCGACGGCCTCCAGCAGAACCGCGCTCGGCGCCTGGGAGCCATCGTCGGCGGCGGCAACCGACAGCTTGTACTCCTTCGAAGCAGTGACCCGGCCCAGCACCGCGCCGCGCTTGAGTACCTGGCCGGCAGCGATCACACCGGAGCCGGTGGCAATGGGGAAATCACCGGCCGCCAATTGGTCCGGGACGTAGGTATTGCGTTGCACTTCGTACATGGCGGATCTCCTTTTAGCGGCGCTTGGCACCGGACACGATGGCGGATACCGCGGCACCACGCTCCTTGCTGGCCGCGTCGTCGCCAGCCGGCGTGGAGGCCGAGGCCCCGGTGGAGTCGGCAACGATACCGGCGAGGGTAATGCCGCGATCAGAGGCCGCCTGGAGCAGTTGCAAGGCGGTCGCTTCGACACTGGTACCGGCTTCGATGGCAGCAGCCACTTCCCTCTCGAAGCCCTTGCTGGCCAGCGCACTGATGCCCTGGATGCGCTTGCGCTCAGCGACGGCCGCTTCGGTACGGGCCGCCTGGATCTCATCGGCGCCGACGCTGGCCACTTCGATGGTGTTCGGGTCGATGCCGCTGGCCAGCGCTTCACGCAGCTCCGCCGTGGTTTTCACGACTTTCATACTTGCTTTCCTCGGTTGGGTTGCGGCCGGTTTGGCCAGTTCAGTGATCAGGGCTTCCAGGCTGCCGAGTCGATGCGCGAGGCCGGCTTGCACCGCCGCGGCTCCGACAAGAAGGCCGCCGTAGTCACCCATTTCCGGGATACGTTCAGCAGCCACGCCGAGATTGCGGGCCACCTTGTTCTCGAAGACTTCAGCCAGGGCATCGACGGTCTCGCCGATCTTCTTGCGCCCTTCTTCGGTGGTGACGTCAGGCCGCTTGTTCGGGGCGTTGCGACTGACCACCTGGTAGCGCTTCGGCTTGTCTGGTCCATCGGGCTGAACCACCGCCTCAACGATGACGCCGATACTCCCGGCCATCGCCGTCTCGTCGATCACGATTTCCTCGGCAGCACTTCCGATCCAGTACGCAGCGCTAGCCAGGTAGCCCCCGGCATAGGTAACGATCCGCTTGCGCTTGCGCCCCTCGTACACCAGCTCGGCCAGCTCGTTGATGCCGGATGCCACACCGCCCGGGCTATCGATGTTCAGTACGATGCTGCGGACTGCCGGGTCGTCGAGCGCCCGCTGAATGTCCGTGGCCAGCACCTGGGTGCTGGTGGCTCCGCTGATCTCGGTAAACAGGTTCGCGTAACGGAAGATGGGGCCGGTCACAGGCACGATGGCCACGCCGTTACGAACAGTCACCGTGCGGGCCTTGTTCAGGCGCTCGCCTTCGCGGGTTACCAGCGCTTGGGGGTCACCCATTCGCTCAGCGATGGCCAGCAGGTTCTCCAGATGCTCGGGCAGCATTAGCCAGGGCTGCGATGCAGCCAGCTCGAATGCGCGCATGGTTATTCCTCGTCGTCGGGACCGGGCGCCGGCGGCGCCTCGGTTTCGCGGCCCTTCGGCAGCGTGTACAGGTTATTGGCGCGGCGCTGCTCGATCTCCCGCAAGCGCTGGTTGAACACCTGCTGCCAGGGCTCGCCAGTCATCGCCGCTGTCTCCAGGGTCTCGTTGGATAGGCCGTACTCGATGCGCTTACCGGCGGCGTTCGCCTCCTTCAGCTCGTCGATGGCGCCACGCGCCGGCCCGATCCATAGCGCCTGGCAGTACGCACGCCGCTTGATCGGATCGTGATAGCCCGGCAGGTCGATCAGTCCACGCGCCACCGCTTCGTCGATCACCAACTCCCGGCTCGGCTGGCAGAAATCGCAGGTCAGCCACCAGCGGCGCAGGCTGTAGAATCGCCAGGCTTGCAGCATGGCGGCCCGCGCAGCGCTGTAACTGGTGCTGTAATGCAACAGCACCTCGTCCGCGGGGATCTCCAGGGCGGCGCCTATCTCCTTGACCACCGCCATGAAGAACGGATCGAACTGCGCATTCGGCCGGGCAGGGTTGGCGACAACAGGCTCTTCGCCCTCGCCCAGGTCAACCACCGCCCCCTCGCCCAGCTCCAGGGCCGGCGCTTCGTCGTCGGTGGAGGCACTGCCACCACCGTTCACCAGGCCCGTCATCGGCAGGCCGCCGGCGTTGTTGTAGTCGGAGCCCTTCTTGATGAACACGGTGAACATTGCCGAGATCACCGCCGCCATAAGCTCGGCGCTGCTGTAGCGCTCCAGCTTCTGCAACGGCTCCAGCACCGGCGCCAGGTACGGCGCACCGCGCTTCTGGCCGGGCCGTTCCTTGTCCGACATGACGTGCAACACCCGGCGCCGTCCGGTCTGCGCACCGAATGCCGGTAGACGCTGCCAGGTTAGCGGCCCGGCAGTCGGCAGGTCGTTCGGGTAGCCCGAGCAGACGTGATAGGCAACCGGTGCGCCGAGTCCGTTGGACTCAATGCCATCGACCAGCCCGGCGCTATCCAGGCCGTGTCCGGGATTGCAAACGCGCTCGGCCTCGATCAGTTGCAGGCGCGTGCCGAAGATGCAGCCGGCCCGCTCCTCGAAGGGCGTTGCCACCAGCACATCGCCGCCGACCAGCGACGACACCAGGGTCAGCGCCTGGAGCTGGTAGTGGTTCAACGTCGCCTCGGCATCGCACTCGGCTGGGCTGTCGGCGTAGTGGTTCCAGATCCAGTCCAGTTGCGCATTCAGCCGCTCCGCCTCTTCACCGGAGATCCCGAGCGCCTGGTGGTCGACCTGCGCCCGGCAGACCAGCCCCGTACCAACCACGTTCGTGCGCAGGCGCATCACGACTGCCCGCGCGATCAGGTGGTTACGCAGGGCATCCCGAGAACGGGCGATCAGCATATTGCGCTCGCCGCGGTTCAGGTCTCGACGAGGACTGCCCAGGCCAGGAATCCAACTGGCCATGCTGCGGAGCATGCGTGAAGCTCCCCGCCAGCGCGTTTCCGTGCCACCGCCGCCCCCCTGCGCCATCGGCGCCGAGGGCCTGGCCGCCGCCTTGGCCAGACGAAGGGCTTCGCGCATTAGTTGTTGCTCGGGTGAGCGTCGGAAAAAGCCCATGGTCAGATCTTCAGGTAGTAAACGCGGTTACGACCCCGCCCGTGCTGGGCGGCCTCTTCCTGAGCGGCGGCCGCGGCATACTGTTGTTCCAGCATCCGCAGAGACGCCAGCTCGGCTTTGTACACCTCACGCTCGCCACGCTTCAGGCGCTGCCCCTTTGACAGGACGTCAGATATCGCCGCCCGGACTTCCTCCAGGCGCTGTTTCGCTGTGGTCATGATTTCCCTCAGTCAGCCGACCCGGCTGCGTGTACCGCGACCGCGTGGCACCGCCCGCTTGGGCATAGGTGCCACGGGCTGGTCGCCACTGAACAATGTGGGTTGCCGCACCTGGCGCTCCAGGGCATCCCATTCGTCATCCCGCAGAAGGTGGGTTTTCAGGCTGCGCGCGGCATGCAGGGCATATACCTCGCAATCCAGCGCCTCGTTACGCCGACCCGCCTTCTTCTGCCAAATCATCTTTGTGGGAATCCGCGGGTGCGGCGCCAACACCTCGTTGGTGAACTGCTCGAAGTAGTCTTGGCGGATATCGCTGTACCAGTGCATCCTCCCCGCCCCAGCACCCACCAGGCGCACACGGGAATCGAGCAGGGTCTTGGCTTTGTGTGTGCCGACGATGTACACCCGCAGGCCGTACTTCGCGGCCTTGGTGTTGTCGCGGGCGGTGTCCACCGAGGCAGACGGCCGGGAGAAAATCTCTTTCTCCAGGCTATCGCGGGAGGCCCCCTTGATCGCCATGATGTTGAAGCGCTGGCGGTCCCGGACGTAGGCGTAGACGGCGTGGTTGGTGTTCCCGTCAGAGCTGTCGATGCTCACCGCCGATATAGCCAGCTCGCCGCCGCCCTCCATCGGGATCGGCTTTGCCAGCAGCGCATCCAGTTCAGACCAGACCCCATCGCAGGGGTCGGCCGGGTTGCCGCGCAACTCGTTCCAGAACAGGCGCCAGGACTCCTCCCCACGCCCCCAACCGACGACAATCACGGCCAGGCGGTCGCCTTGTACGTCCACCCCTGCGGTAGCCAGCAGTACGCCAGCCGGTGCCGTCCATTCGCCGTAAGCCTCGGCGCGCTTCACCAGCTCCTCGATCCCAGGCGCATTGCTCTTGAACTCGTAGCTTTCACCCTTCGAGCTGTTCACGAACGCGATCATGGGGCCGATGTTGCCCTGGGCGGCGGCATGCTCGGCCTGGAGCCACTTCTCCATCAGCACCGCGAAGCGTGAGCCGTAGAACGTCGCGATCAGCTCGTTCATGTCGTAGCCGGCTATACCGCGAAACTCAGCCGTCGCCACCCAGCGGCCATGCTGTAGGTTCGCGTTCTTCTGCGCGTCGTCCCACACCGACCCGCAGTGCGGGCAGGCGTAGTAGGCCAGCTCGGGGCGCTTGTGCCCGTACACTTCGTGATACTGCGTCGGATCGTCCGGGCAGTGCAGGTGATCGAAGCTCAGTTCGTGTTCCTGGCCGCAGTCGTGGCAAGGAACCATGGCAATGCGCTTATCCGACAGCTCGTACTCGGCATCGATGGCCGACAGCCCCTTGAGCGTCGGCGTGCCGCCGATGATCACCTTGGATCGTCGGTAGGTCTTCAGCCGCTCCTTGGCCAGCTTGATACTGTCGCCCTGCCCCCTCAGGTTCAGGTTGCAGTCGTCAGGCTCTTCGACGCCGACACGTGGTACCGGCGTGGACTTCACGCTGGAGGGGCTGTTGGAGCCAACCAGCTTCAGAAAGCCGCCGGGGAAGCGCTTGAAATCTTGCCGCTGCTGGAGCTTGCGGCTGCGCAGATCGATCTTCTTGCGCAGCCGAGGCGTGGCCTCCACCATCGGCTCCAGTTTCTCGGCCACATACTGCTTGGCTGCTTCGGCCTTCGGGAACAGGATCAGGATCGGCGACGGGTCAAGATCGATCCACTTGCCGAGGGCGTTGCCCAGCACGCCGGAGGTCCATGCGACCTGGGCGGACTTGCGCCCGACTATCTCGGTCACATTCGGATCGTCCAAGGCCTCCAGAGGACCACCCGGCCAAACCAGATGGGGGGTCACCTCGAACCGATAGGGGCCAGGCTTCGCCGCCTCCTCGGGAGACAGCCAACGATACTTCCGTGCCCACTCGGCAATGCTCATCCGCGGCGGCGGAGACCACTTGCGCGCCATGCGGCGAACGGCGTTAATCGCCGTCTTCTTCAAAGCCCTCTTCAGGGAGCGCGTAGTCAGTATCCCCGTCTGACGGGGCGTCATCCGGTTCATACTCGGCCAGTTTCCTTAGGGTCTCTTCCATCGGTTCGCGAATCAGGCTTTCGTCGACCTCAATGCCATAGCGGGCCGATAGCGACGCCGCCAGCGCATCGGGGTAGGTGTTGAGCAACTCGACCTTGGCCGCAGTGATCATCGCTTCGTAAGCGGTCGCCATGTCGGCCACCAACGCCACCTCGCCCACATCGCGGGCCAGGGCGATCTCCTCGCGGTCGGCGCGCAGCCTGTCCAGGCGGTCCCGTACCGATTCTTTCTTGCCGTTGAGGGCGGCGACCTGCACCAGCCAGCCGATCACGTCTTCGGTGTCGTACTCGTTCTCGTTCCCGCGACCGAGCCCAACCGACACCACCGGCATTCCCTCACGCTGCCACCGGCTCAAGGTGCGTTCGTCGCGCCCGACGATCTCGGCCAGATCGGCCTTCGTCACTCTGCGACCCATGCCTAACTCCTTGAAAAGACGGACATTCCTGTAGAAATCACAGCTAGAGGGAAAACGCGAGTCCGCGTACCCGTATAGGGCCGGGGACCGGGGAAGGACCCAAAAAATCGGGATTTTCAGGGGGGGCTGGCCGGCCCGCCCCGCTGCTCATCGCCGGCCGGCGGCATCCCGGCGCGCCGGGCAAGCCAGCGCGTGTAGAACCCCGAAGTCACATCGGCGCCGAGGCACGCGACCACGCTACCGAGCGCGGCGGCAACCGGCAGCCCCGCACCGCTCGCCGTGGCGAGCAACACCGAGGCCAGGCCGAACACCACCGACGCCCCCGAGCGCAGCAGGACACGTTTCAGCAGATCGCTGACCGTCAGTCCTGCCGCCTCGGCGCGCCACAGCTCCCCGGACAGGCCAGCCATCGACACCAGCACGAACAGCCAGGTCGGGATATCGCTCAGCGTCTGCTGAACGTCGTTCTCTGTCGCCATGTTCACCTCGGTCTGAGTAGGCGGCCCGTCCCTGGACCCGACACCCCGCCAGGGAGGCCAGAGGCGCCGAAATCGAGCCAATAAAAAACCCGGCGCGATGGCCGGGTTCCGATGACGTGGAGCGTGTGCCTCAGTGGCGCACCTCTACGAGAGTGCCTACTTTTTACCCCCAAAGTGTCATGGCAACAAGCCAATTTTATTGCCAGTCCTGACTCGCCCCGGACTCGCCCCAAACTTATCCCGGACTCGTCCGGCGTATATCCATCTACGGTTATCAAGCGCCTCCGGCGCTGTCCTACTGGTCAGTAGGTGGGTCAGCAGGTGGGACAGATAACCCTTTGATTTATATGGCGCTGTCCTACTGTCCCACTTGTCCTACTACTTTCTACGCATATAAGAGAAGAATAATAAGAGCGCACGCTGCGCGCGTACGCGCGATGCGCGCCTATGTGCGGGCGGGTGTGTGAAAGGTGGGACAGTGGGACAGCCCCAGCAGTGACGGGGCTTTGCGCTGTCCCGCCTCGAAAAACGAAGCGGGACAGAGTAGGACGGTGGGACAGCGCCTGGCCAAGTCAGGCTGCCCGCCGCAGCAGGATTTCTGCGATGGCCGCGTGGGCCAGGTCGAGCCTGCGGTAATACTGGCGTTTGCCACATCCGCATGCTGCCCATTTCATCGGGTCCGACATGTCGTAGTCCGTGTAATGCAACCGCACCACCCGCTCGATGGGCGGCGGAAGGTGCTTGTTCACGATCAGCTCAATGTCCGCCGTGCGATCCAGAGGACAGCGAGCCCCCGCCGTGGAGCGAGTCAGGTTTCCCCTGGTCGCCATCAGCATAGCAATCACATTGCTCCCGCCGCTAGCGTTGCCGGCTGAACCTACGCCGTTCGGTGGGTGCAGCTCGGCGGCCCAGGTCCGTAGCATCTCGTCAATTGGCTTGATCAAAATGCGGCCTCCTTCTGCGTTGGCCGCCCCTTCCACGACGGCGGCCGCTCATAGCCCCACGGTCGCACCGGCGACTTACCGGATGCGGGCAGGCGTCTGCGCCGCCAGCCCAAACGGTGCATGATATGGCCAACTCGCATCTGCTCCGGCTTGCCCCAATGCCCGAAGTCGAGGTTGAGCGCGTCCCCCAGCAGGTCAGCACTGGTGACGGTCTCGCCGACGTACCCCTCCAGCCAACCGATCAACTTGTGCTCCCAGGCGTCGACGGTGTAGCGCTTGTCCTGCTCCTCCTCGAACAACGCTCGCTCGTCACGCGAGACCCACCACTGATCTCCGGCGCGGTAGCAGAACAGCGCTTCTGCCCATAGCTGGTCCCGGATCTCGCGCAGCAGGTCCAGATCCACCTTCGTGCAGAGTACCGGCCAGTATCGCCGGTTGCCGGTCGTGTCCTTCAGGTACTCGTCTTGGTTGGTCGTACCCACGAAAACACACTGTCGTGGCACATCGCGGGTTCTGCGGCCGTAGCTCTCGCGAAAGGTATCGACCGAGGCCGAGAAGAACTGCTTTGCCTTCGTGCTGTCGGCCTTGTTGAAGGCATCCAGCTCGCCCAGCTCGCTGATCCACTTGCCGCGCAACATCTGGAACGTCTCTTTGTCACCGAGCACGAACGGGGTATCCATGAACCACTCGCCGCCCAGCACCGACATGGCGGTCGACTTGCCTTCACCCTGCAACCCTTCGAGGATCAGCACCGTATCCATCTTGCAGCCTGGGCGCATAACACGCGCAACAGCACCGATCAGCCAGCGCTTGCCGGCCTTCATCGAGTACGGGGTCTCCTCCACGCCCAAGGCCCTGTTCAGCCAATGCTCGATCCGCGGCGTACCGTCCCACTCCAGGCCCTCAAGGTACGCCCGCACAGGGTGAAAGCTGTTCTTGCTGGCCACCACCGACACCGCTTCCAGCACCGGCGGAACCTTCGTCAGCAAACCGTACTGCTGGGCCAGCCACTCGCACGCCAGCATGTCGTCCAGATCCGTCCATTCCCCCGTGCCACCACCATAGGGCGGCGTCCGCAGTTTCATGGTCTTGGCGCTGAACTCGTCGTAGCCGAGCACTCCGTGCCAGCGCTCATCGTTCTGAAGGATCAGACTGATGTTCACCATGTGCGCTGCCAGGCCGCCGCCCTTGATCCGCAGAAGGCAGTCACGCCAGCCCCCCTCAGCCGGTGGCCGGACCACCGCCATGACCTGGGCGCGAACCACCTCCAGCCCCTCGGCACAGTGCAGGTCGTTGAAGTCAGTCCAGCCCTCCTCCCGCTCGCTGCCGAAGCGAGGGAGTACGAACTGGCCGCCGAGGATCGTAGCGGCGTTCTCCGCAGCCTGAGCGCCCGGATTCCAAGGCGATCCGTCCTGGCGGGTGGTCTTCCAGTCGTCATCGCCACAGAAGATCAACGGCCGAGACGGATACTCGGTCTGCATCGCCTTGCCGACCGGCAGCAGGTTGCCGGCATCGAAGGCAATAGCCACCGCACAGCCCGTCGCCATATGCAGGCTGACGCCGGTCGCGTACCCCTCGGCAATCAGCACCGGCTCGCCGGGTTCGGGGCGCGGACCGATCAGGCAGAACGCTCCTTCCTTCTGCATGCCATAGGGCCAATACGCCTTGTCCCGGCCGGTATCGGGCTGCTTCTCGGGGTAGATGATTTGCAGTCCCACCAGCCCCTTGAGGGTCCGCATGGGCACCATGAAACGCCCGCCGTAGCCGTAGCGACCGCCGATCCCTACGATCTGCTTGCGGTCGAGATACGGCGCCTTGCCCTTCTCCGATAGCCGTTCCCACAACCGCGCTGCGCCCTGGGCGGCACGCTGCGCTGCATAGGCGGCCTTCGCTGCCGCCTTGCGCTTGGCCTCTTCCTGCCGCGCGTGCATCAGCTCGCGCTCCTCGGCAGTCAGGCGAACACCCTTGAGCTTGAATTTCTCGTTGAGGTCCTGCCGCCAGTTGCCGAAGCGCCCGAAATAGAGGGTCTTGCCGCTGGCAGTGGTGTATTCGTGCAGGACGTACCAGCCAGTTGCCTCCCCGTTCCGGTCGCCCTCGACCTTGCAGCGCACCAACTTCCCGAACACCCAGCCCGGGCTCCGCTTGGTGAAGGGCTCGATACCATGATCCCGAAGCTGATTCAGCACTTCGTCCAAGGCTTCGTTACTCACCGGCGCCCCCTCCGCTCGTTGAAGGACTGGCATTCGATGCAGGTTTGGCACCCCGGTACAGCTTCGCGACGACGCGGCGGGATCGGTTCGCCGCAGCACTCGCACTCATGAGCCGATTCGCCAACCGCTACCAGCGCACGGGCAGCCAATGCCGCCTCCATGCGCTCCAGCACCAGGTCATTGGCATGATCCGCGATGTCAGCCATTGCTCACCTCCCCGCGCTCGGCGCCCTTGGTGGTCTGGTGGACGTAGCGGGCACGCTCGTAGAGGCCAACCGCCGCGCGGATGATGCTCATCGCCAGCTTTTGGGTTTCCGCCAGCTCGGCCGCGTCGATGCGGCCGTCCTCGATATGGCGCGCGATGGTGGTCGCCGCGTTGGCCGACGTGTGCAGGATCTCGCCGGCGCCGGCAATCAGGCTGGCCGGCACATCCTCGAACTGAAGCGGCGAAACGAAGAACCACAGGCTGTCGCCCAGCTCGGCATGCAGCGCGTCGAGCACGACCGCCCGCCCCTCGGCCGACACGTACCGCAGGAAGTCGAGCACGTCGTAGATGTTGAGGATATGGCTGGTGTGGCTGGGGTCGAACTTGTGGGAGGTGGTGGAGACGCTGCGGCCGGTGGAGTGAGCGAAGCCGGTGATGCCACCGTGGCACATGCGTTGATTGCGAGCGACGAGGTTGAGCGCTTCGCCCAAGGGAAGCACCTCGCGGCCCATGCGGTCGAACTGATCCGCGAACGAGGGTCGGGACATGGCAATTATTCCTGTTTACTGCCAGTGCCACGACGCCACCAACCTTGTTAGAGTAGGCGCCGTGGTCACATTGCATGGTGGTCACAAGGCAGATGGCCGCTCTGTGGTGGAAACGCCAACTGCCACGATGGCCGGGTGATCGGCATCCCTGATCACCCGACCGTTACAGCCAGCAGCTCTGTGGTGGAGAGGCTGGCAACCCCGAGGCATCCGTGCCTCGGGTCTGGGAAGCTCGGCCGGCTGTGGTGGTACTTAGCGTGCTGCTCCAGCCGGTCTGGCTCCCCTCCCTCGGTGGTGGCGAGGGATTAAGCTGCTTTCCTAGAGTGCTTCGCTGGAAGCGGAAATAGATCCGGCAGATCCGGCCGTAATTCGTGTGCGGCAACAGCACCTTTGCATGCTCGCACTACAGCAGGCACACGCTCAGCAGGCACCCCGCGCTTTTTCCACTGGGAAACAGCCATCGGGCTAAGCCCCATTGCTTGCGCGAGTGCCCGCCCACCTCCAGCAGCGTTAATTGCCTTTTCCAATGCAGATTGATCCATAAACGCACCGTTTTTTTTCGCATTCATGGATACACACTACGTTTATTTAAACGCAATGTCTACCCCTGTAAACTCTGAGTTTATGAGCACATCCGGCACCAGATTGCGCAGCCTCCTCGATGAGAGAGGAATCGCCTATAGCGAGTTCGCAGCAGCGCTAGGCGTTGAGCCCCAACACATCAACAATTGGTTCAAGCGCGGGATTCCAAAGGCCCGTGTGTTCGCTATTGCTGACGCACTAGCCGTCAATCCCCGCTGGCTGAGCGATGGAACAGATAGCGGATCCCCATCGGATTCCCTAGCCACAGGCGGTGAAAGCCCTCTGCTCTCGCCCCTCGATCCTTGGGATGACAGAACGCCCCTAGATCCGGACGAGGTTGAAGTGCCGCTGTACAAGGAAGTTGAGCTATCCGCCGGTGCAGGCCGAACAGCGGTACGCGAGATTAAGGGAAGAAAGCTGCGATTCTCCTACGCCACGCTCCGAAACGCCGGAGTCTCCCCTTCAGCGGCGTTCTGCGCCACGGTCAGCGGGAACAGCATGGAGCCATTGATAATGAATGGCGCCACTATCGGAGTGGACAAGAGCGCAACCCGCATTCTGGACGGCGAAATCTATGCCCTCGAACACGACGGAATGCTACGAGTGAAGTACCTATATCGCCTGCCAGCGGGCGGTATGCGCCTGCGGAGCTTCAACACAACAGAACATCCAGACGAAGAATACTCAGCCGAGCAGATCGAGACCCAACAAATCCGAATCCTGGGCTGGGTGTTTTGGTGGTCGACGCTCCGAAAAAAGAAAGGCCTTGCCTTCGACCAATAAACAAAATAAACAAAACGTATTAACCAAGCCTTAAACAGTGCGTTTAATTGCCTCGACTCTCCACCACAGAGACGAGGTAACACCATGCAACGTTCCGCCACGGTACACGTCCACCCGGCCTGTACCTCCTCCCCGCAACAGATCCAGCGCCTCCAGGCCGAAACTGGCTGCCTTGTCGTCATCTTCAACGGCAAAGCCCAGCTTGTAGCCAGCCGTACCCCGGGCCGCCGTTATTCGGTAACCACCACCCCCCCGTTTGGAGGTGACGCGGCATGACCTACGCACTCCGTCAACCATCCTTTGTGCGACTCAAGGCTCAACTCAGCCTCAACGGCCGCTTCAACCACACCCTCTACGACGCGGAAACCCGCCAGGCAGCCCACGCCACTCTTGACATTGAGCGCGGCGCTGAACAGGTCAGCGTCGTCGTTCGAATGGGCTCCACGCTGAATAGCCTGGGCCTCCCTATCGATGCCCCTTCCAACGCCAACACCGTGGCCGACTACCTCGAAGCCATCGCAAATGGCCGCCTGGACACGGCGGACGACACCCCGGCTCGCCGCCGTTTCAACCAAGCAGCGTAGGAGGCCGCGATGAAAGACTTGTCCCTGCACCAGGCAGCGCAGCGCCTCGGGCTGACCCGTCCCGAGCTGATCAAGCGAATGAAGGCGGCCGGCCTGCTCGACAGCAACACTCTTCCAGCCGCGCCGGTCCGCGACCGCCTCTACCTGCGCGCAAAGGAAACGTCCTGGCATCACCCCGAACTCGGCATGCAGTACAGCCACTCGACGAAGGTGCGCCCGGCCGGAGTGGCATGGCTGGCCGACAAGCTCGGCATCCCCCGCGCCTGCCCGCCGGCGGTCCCGGACCGCCATGAGGTTGGCTGACGAACCCCGGCCCCGCGAGTACGCCCGCCAGATCGTCGCCCTTCGAACCATCGAGGAACGCAGGGCGGCCCTGGAGCGGGTGCCGGAACACCTTCGGGAACTTGTACGAACCCACGTAGAGATCGCCTGGAACCATCCCAAAGGAGGCAAGGCATGAAACGCAACCCGACCACAAAGCAGGCTGTGAAATCCGCGCTTGCACACCTACTGCGGCAGACCCTTCGAATAGCACGCGAAGCGGAAAGCGACTATTCCATCGACGATGCCCAAGGGCGAGCTCGCGGAGCAATCTATCTGGCCTATCACAGCGACGCGATCACCGCCGCCGCTTTCGACGCACTGACCAGCCTCGTAAGCAACGCGACGCATGAGCGCCGTACAGAACTGATCTACGGCCAACCTCCATACACCGGCGCGAAATTCGCCAAGACTCGCCGCGACACTGCTCAGGTTGCTGCATGAACACTCCGCACGACAACCAACCGGAACTTCGCCTGACACCGGCCCCGCGCCCGGAGACGGTGGAGCTGCTCTACCGCACCTTCGGCGACGTGCTGATCCCGCTGGAGCACCTGCGCATTCGGTACTTCCACAACCTCAACGAAGACACGTTCAGCCGCTCGATCAAGGAACGCCGAATCCGCCTCCCCATCACCACCGTCGACCCGAGTCAGCGCGCCCAGTCATTTGTCGATGTGCGCCACCTTGCGGCCTGGATCGACTCACGAGCCTGGCAGGCCGACGAGGCATATGCCCGACTCGGCAGTAACGAGTAACCACACCGGCCGCCACCACCGGCCATCCACCACCAATGGAGAAACCACCATGCATACCCAACACATCATTCTCGCGGTCACCACCCTCGCCGCGCTGCTGATCCTGATCTCCACCGCCTACCTTGCCGGGCGCAAGGACAGAAAGAACGCGCTACAGCAGGCGGTCGCCGAGGCGCTTTACCTCTGCCGCGCCTCGCACAGCCAGGAACTGACGGCGCTGCATGCCGACTTGGCCAAGCTGCGCACCAATGCCCAGCGCCTGCAACAGGTCATCGATGAGCAGCAGGAAGAGATCAGCGACCAGCAGGGGCTTCTGCAAACAGCCGAGGCCGAGGCTTCCGAGAAAGAAGCCGAGTTCGTGAGGGCGTATGTGGACCTATCGAATACGGTCAAGCGGCTCAAGGCCGAGGCCTTGACGGACCAAGAGCAAGACGCCATCCGCACCGCCAGTCGCCTCCTCAGCGGCCACGCTCGACAGTTCCAAAAGACCGGCACCACCAAGCGCAACGCAGACGCCGAAGCCCAACAGCAGCTCGCCGCGATCCTCCAGCGGCTCGCCATCACGGAACTGGCCAGCCAGAGCGCAGAAGCTGAAGCGCAGGAGGCGGCATGAACTACTCCAGCCTCTCCACCTACGACCTGCTGAAGCACCGCAGCCACCACGTCGACAGCCTGACCCGCCTGCGCCGCGCCCAGCCACAGTGGGACGAGGACGATGCTCGACGCGGGGAAATCACGATGGCCGATATCAGCGACCAGATCCGCGAGATCGATGACCACCTTCGTCCGAGCGGCTGGGAGTCAGTCGACCTCGACTACTCCGGCGACACCGCACCGATGTGCATGTGAGGCAGCGCGATGACTACTATCCCGGCTAGCCGCGTAGCGGCACAAGACCAGGGCGCCGCCCTGGCACACGCCACCCACAGCACCCAAGCCCCGGCCGCGCAAAAGCGCGGCGGCGGCCTGGCACGTCGCATCCAACTGATCGCCATCGCCCAAGGCCGCCAACCGATGCCCGAGGGTGGCGCTATAGAAAGCCACTGCTGCGCAGCAGCAGGCATATTCCAACCCAACCTTCAGCACACGCCGAAGGCACGCATACCCCACGAAAGGCTGCGCCGGGGCGCGAAGCACATAGCCACGCTTCGCTTAATGACTCGCTCGCCCGCGCAGCTTGTCGAGGGGGGAAAGCGCCCACCGAAGCCCGCCGATAACGCACTAATCCGCACGCTGTGCGCGCAAATCCGCGAGCAGAACCAAGAGATTGCCGCGCTGCGCATCGCGAACACCGACCTCCTCCAGCGCCTGGAGAAAGCCGAAGGGGGACGGGCATGAGCAGCTTTCAGCAGCACCTCCACCAGGCAGCCCAACAGTGCGCCCTCCCGTTCCAGAAAGAGCTTTATGTCGACCTCTTCGCCGGTGCCGGAGGCGCAAGCAGCGGGGGGGCTCGCGTCTATCGAGATCCAGACATTGCAATCAACCACAACCCCATTGCCATTGCCGTTCACCGAGCCAATCACCCGAACACCCTCCACTTCAGGACAGACGTTTTCGAAGTAGATCCGCTAGAGGCTACCGGCGGGCAACCCGTGGGCATTCTGTGGGCCTCGCCCGACTGCCGCCACTTCAGCAAGGCCAAGGGAGGCGCGCCTCGCAGTAAGCGGGTCCGCTCCCTCGCCTGGGTCGTGGTCCGCTGGGTACACGCTACGCGCCCACGTATGTTCTTCCTCGAAAATGTGGAGGAGTTCCAAGACTGGGGGCCTCTCGACGAGTCCGGCAAGCCGATCAAGAGCGAGGCCGGCCGCACGTTCAGGGCATTCATCGCTTGCCTGACCACCGGCTTGGCCGAGGACCACCCGGACATGCCCGAGATAATCGACGCAATCGGGCTTTGGGTTCCCAGGCAAGCACTGATGCGTGGCCTGGGCTGTGATGTTCAGTGGCGTGAACGCCGAGCAGCCAACGCAGGCGCCCCGACAATCCGCAAGCGCCTATTCATGATCGGCCGCACCGACGGACGCCCGATCGTCTGGACCTCCCCGAAACGTCACCAGGCTCCGCAGCCGGGCCAGCTACCTTGGCGCTCTGCCGCTGAGTGCATCGACTGGAGCGACCTGGGCACCAACCTGTTTGACCGCGCGCGACCACTGGTGGACAACACCTGCCGCAGGGTGGCCAAGGGGTTCTGGAGGCACACCGTCATGGCCGACCAGCCCTACCTTGTCCCGATGGATGCTCAACACCTGGCGGCGGCCAGTCTCACGGAGTTCGCCAACGCGAGCAACCAACGCACCTTCAGCGTGGCCGAGCCCCTGCGGACGCAAGTTGCCCAGGTCAAGGGCGGACACTTCGCACTGTCAGCCGCAACGCTGGTAGAGATCGGCTACGGCGAGCGAGCCGGACAAGCTCCCCGCGCCCCCGGTTTGGCCAAACCTCTAGGCACCGTCGTGGCGAGCGGTCGAAAGCACGCCCTGGTCACCGCAGCGATGGTGACGCTGCGTAAGGGTTCTGTGGGCAATGGGCTCCTTCAGCCGATGAACGCCATTACCACCGGAAGCGGGCACCATGCCATCGCTGCATGCCACTTCGAGCAAGCCAACGGAGGGTTCTATACCGGTGACGGACGGGCTGCCGATGCGCCGCTCAGTACGATCCTGGGACGCGGCACGAACCAACGCCTGGCTACTGCGTACCTGGTGAAATACTACGGCACCGGGCACAACTGCCAGGACTTACGCGAGCCCATGCATACGCTTCCCACCAGAGAGCGCATGGCACTGGTTACGGTGACCAAGGTTCCTGCCAGCATCCTGCCGCCCGAGCTGCTGGAGCGCGCAAAGCGGTGCGCGGAGTTCCTACGCAAGTATCTGCCGGAGCACTTCAGCGAGCCCGCCGACGTGGTGCTACTGGGGGACTATGCCCTGGTGGACTTCACCCTGCGCATGCTCAAGGCACCGGAGCTGAAGATGGCGCAGGGCTTCAGCCCCGATTACATCATCGATCGCGGCTTGTTCGAGACCGCCGATGGCCAACTCGAATGGCGCCCCATCAACAACACCGAACAGATCCGCCTCATCGGCAACAGTGTTTGCCCGGATGAAGCGGAAGACCTCATCGCCGCCAACGCCGCGGACCTGATCGACCTTTACCAACGGGAGGCAGCATGAGCCAGAAGACCCAAGCCGACAGCATGCCCGACGCCGAGGCGGTCGACCTTCCAGAGATCAGCGTGGAGCACTCCACCGAGTTTCTGACCGGTTCCGCACCGTGCGCCGGCGTATCCCGGCCACTGCCCGCCGCCTGGCTAGGCCAGCGCGGCATCTATCGCTCCAGATTCGAAGCCGTCTGCAACGGAGAGCAGTTGGTGGATCCGCTGACGCTGGGGGAGTTGATCCAGCGCGCCTGGCCTTCCCCTTCGACGGAACTCGCCGAGCGCGGTACGCAGCACCGTTTCAGCACCACCGAACAGACCTGCCGGCACGACTTCTATGGCGTCTGGTGGAAGGACAGGGGCGTGACAAAGACCGGCCGAGAGTGCCGGCACTGCGGGTTCTTCGCGGCGAACATGACCGAGGCAGCGGTGAGTCAGGGAGAGCCACGCGATGCGTAGAGCACTGACCGCCCTCGGCATTATCGCCGCCCTTGGCCTGGCCGTGGTGCTTGCTATGGAGGTATTCCCGATCCTCCGCACGTTGGCCGCCTGGCAAGTGGGGTGCCACTGATGACCACCCACTTTCTCGGAATGCCACGCTGGGTACTGATTAAGCGAGCCGCAGAACTTACCGGCTACTCCAAGGATGCAATCACCCACAAGGTCAAGAACGGTACTTGGCCACAGGGGAGAATCTGGAGAAAGGCACGCGACGGCCGCATATTCATCAACATAGAGGAGGTCGACAGGTGGGTGGAGAGCGCGCCGCAGGACGCGGCATAGAGGCGGAGCTAGCGAAGCACTCCGGAGTAGAAGTGCATGGCAACAGCATTCGCATCGTGTTCATGTGGCAGAAACGACGCTACCGCGAAACCCTCGGTCTCCCCATCACCAAAGCCAATATCAAGCACGCCGCCCAGCTCCGGGCGGCGGTGCTCCACGACATAAAGATGGGGACATTCGACTACGCCCGGCATTTTCCAAACTCGCGGCGCGCTGGCAATCACAGCAGCAGCCGCGACGAGCGGCTGCACGTATTGCTTGATCGCTACAAACCGCTCAAGGCGGTGGATATCACAGAAGAGACCGAGCGTCGTTACAACTTGGCGCTCGATATCTGCATTGGCATGCTGGGCAGGGACCGCCTGGCCAGCGCTCTACGGCCCGAGGATATTCAAAAGCTGCGCGTAGAATTGATCGAGGAGCGAGCCATATCGACGGTCAACCACTATCTCGCTACTCTCGCCGGCTTCCTGAACTGGTGCGAGACAAATAGCTACTGCCGAGAGGGGCTTGCAAGCGCTTGTATCCGTTTTGAAATGACCGAGCGTGACCCCGATCCGTTGGCCAAGGATGAACTCGACGCTCTATTAACCAAGGGCTGCCTACATCCAATGGATAGAGCCGCTGTAACCCTTGCGGTATATACCGGGCTGCGGCCTGGCGAACTGGGGGCGCTTGCCCGGGAAGACATCGATCTTGCGAAAGGGCAGATTTTGGTGAGGCGCGCCATTACTAGCACTGGCGCTTTCAAGCTACCGAAAACCGGCAGGAAACGAACAGTACTCTTGCTCCCTCCCGCACTAGAAGCATGCCGGCAGCTACTCTCCACTGAGTCATGCGTTCCACAGCAGACGATCACGGTTCAGCTCAACCGCCACGAATCGATACAGGAAGTAGTCACACCACTGATCTCTCCGGCCGTTCAAGCCAGGAGAAGGAATGTGAACCCTTGGTTCGTGCCCACATCCTGGAACTCGAAGTGGGCGAACATACAGCGCCGGGCAGGTATCCGCCCTCGGCGCCCATACCAGACTCGTCATACCTACGCCTGCTGGTGCCTAATTGCAGGTGGCAACCTTGCATTTATCGCCAAGCAGATGGGCCATAAAGACTTCACCATGCTGGTTCAAGTGTACGCAAAATGGATGGACGACGAGTCACCCAATGAACTCCAACGCATTTGGAAAGGAATGCAGGGGCTCAGAAAGCAAAGGACAGGACATTAAAAAAGCCCCCTTGCGGGGGCTTTTTCTTAGGAATCGAATCCAATCAAGCGATAGCTCGCTCGGACTCCTTCTGGTGAACTCGATCATTGATGACAAATTTGATGATCATTTTGACATCTTCAGAGCAGTTCTTGAACGTTAGGCTGGACAGAGCGGTACGACCGTACCTGAGCACAACCCCACCAATCAGTTCGTCCACGAAGGACTGAGTGGCATCCTTACCAGAAAAATCGATCGCCACCTTTGCCCCTCTTCTGAGACACCCTTCGATTTCCTGTCGGTAGGGTGTAGCAGAGGCTCTCATCCCCAGCGTTCCTATGGACTCACGCCCAGTCGCTAGATAGATCGTTTGCATGACGCTTCCCTCGGCAATTTGCGCACTGTATCGTACGCATCAGAAAAAGTTTCGTTTCAAGCAACTCATGCCACCTACAGATCGTCGTCGAACCTGATCTCATCACCGACGTCGTCTTCCACCGCAGGCAGCAAGGCAGGAATGTCTACCTGAGGTAACTGGTCACGGTTGCAATGGAAGGAAATCGCCACTCCCTTCCAGGGGCAATCGGCCAAGCCGCTACTCTCCGTCTGCCCCAAATCCGTCCTTAGCCAAGCGTTTCCGCTGGCTACGACTAAAAAACCACTAGCCGCATGGGCTATTCTAGCTGTAGTCGTCAATCCCACCCCTTGATTTTGACTATCGGTCTCATAGCCGATGAGGGGACCACGATTGCAACTGACTCGCGCTTCCAAGGCTGCGGCAATCGCAGCAGCATCCGTTGGGTCTTTCAGCGCAGGATGCCCTTTAAGGGTCGCCAAAAAACCACAACCGTTGTCGACGATAGCCAACCGTACCACACCGTTCGATTGAAAGTGTTGACAAGCAACCCAAACTGACGAAGCGCCGTTGCCTTCCTTCTTGGCATGAGAGCAGGCGTTTTCAAGCAATTCCTTCAAAGCATACTCAATTGGCCGCCTATACGCCTCCGTCAAAGGATCGTCACTATCAGCGGCCTGGCCGGTCATCGCCTGTACTAGACGGGAAGCTACCGCTTCTGATTGACCATCCCCTACCTTAATGAGTTCAACACACCTGTCGGGCTCACCTTCCGGGTTTCTCCCTTGCTCAACGTCGATCCCTTCGACGCGCAGCCCCGAGAAAAACTCCATACGCACGAAGTACCTAATCATCCTGGCCTGCATGAATTGGATGAAAAAGGTCTTTTCTGCCGGCTGGCACTCCAAGGTCGCCCTCAGCACAGCTAACCCAAGGGGATCGACAAATTGAAGAGCAGAAGCGTCCAAATGGACGTCTCCGACGCCAGCATTGAGCTTAGCGCAAAAGTCGAACAACGCTCGTGGATCGGACTCGCTTAACGAAGACGGGAAAGGGATAGCATCATCCGAAAAACTCATCTGCATTCCCGTCACTCTAGCGAATCCTTGCAAATATCCTGGGTCGGCGACTATATCGCTTAGCCATCATTGACTCAAGAAAGTGAAGCCAAACCGCCATAGACAGGCGACAGATGGATTCATGTCGAGCCAAGATTGCCCATGCTACCCTTGCCATCCAGCAGGCAATGATTTGGCGTAACTCACCAGGCTGGAGCAGAACCTGATGCTGCGGCTCCTTGACTACTCAGCTACTAAGTCGTGCACCTATAAAAGGCATTTGATGGCGATGCGATAGGCCCCAAATCTGCCCCACCCCCTTGTCATAACCAACCTATCTAATTGATGAACAAAGCAATTTCCGACCTCTCCCAGCACACGCCAATGATGCAGCAGTACTTCAAACTGAAGCATCAGCACCCCGACCAATTGATGTTCTATCGCATGGGCGACTTCTACGAGCTGTTCTACGAGGACGCGAAGAAGGCCGCCAAGCTGCTCGACATCACCCTGACCGCGCGCGGCCAGTCCGGCGGCAAGGCGATCCCGATGGCAGGCATTCCCTTCCATTCGGCGGAGGGCTACCTGGCCAAGCTGGTCAAGCTCGGCGAGTCGGTGGCGATCTGCGAGCAGATCGGCGACCCGGCCACCAGCAAGGGGCCGGTGGAGCGCCAGGTGGTGCGGATCATCACCCCCGGCACGGTGAGCGACGAGGCGCTGCTCGACGAACGCCGCGACAACCTGCTGGCGGCGATCCTCGGCGACGAGCGCCTGTTCGGCCTCGCCGTGCTGGACATCACCAGCGGCCGCTTCAGCGTCCAGGAGATAAAAGGCTGGGAAACCCTGCTGGCCGAACTGGAGCGCCTCAACCCGGCCGAGCTGCTGATTCCCGACGACTGGCCACAGGGCCTGCCGTCGGAGAAGCGCCGCGGCGTACGTCGCCGCGCGCCATGGGACTTCGATCGCGACTCGGCGCACAAGAGCCTCTGCCAGCAATTCGGCACCCAGGACCTGAAAGGCTTCGGCTGCCAGAACCTGACCCTGGCCATCGGCGCCGCCGGCTGCCTGCTCGCCTACGCCAAGGAAACCCAGCGTACCGCCCTGCCGCACCTGCGCAGCCTGCGCCACGACCGCCTCGATGACACGGTGATCCTCGACGGTGCCAGCCGCCGCAACCTGGAGCTGGATATCAACCTCAGCGGTGGCCGCGAGAACACCCTGCAATCGGTGGTCGACCGCTGCCAGACCGCCATGGCCAGCCGCCTGATGAGCCGCTGGCTGAACCGTCCGCTGCGTGACCGCGCGGTACTGGAAGCCCGCCAGGAGTCCATCGCCTGCCTGCTGGAACGCTACCGCTTCGAGAACCTGCAACCGCAGCTCAAGGAAATCGGCGACCTCGAACGCATCCTCGCCCGCATCGGCCTGCGCAACGCCCGCCCTCGCGACCTGGCGCGCCTGCGCGACGCGCTGGCGGCGCTGCCGGACCTGCAGAACGCCATGACCGAACTGGAAGCGCCGCACCTGCAGGCGCTGGCCACCACCATCGGCACCTATCCCGAACTCGCCGAACTGCTGGCCAAGGCGATCATCGACAACCCGCCAGCGGTGATCCGCGACGGTGGCGTGATCAAGACCGGCTATGACGCCGAGCTGGACGAGCTGCAGGCGCTGAGCGAAAACGCCGGGCAATTCCTGATGGACCTGGAAGCGCGCGAGAAGGCCCGCACCGGCCTGCCCAACCTGAAGGTCGGCTACAACCGCATCCATGGCTACTTCATCGAGCTGCCCCGGGTACAGGCCGAACAGGCGCCGGCCGACTACATCCGCCGGCAGACCCTGAAAGGCGCCGAGCGCTTCATCACGCCGGAACTGAAGGCCTTCGAGGACAAGGCGCTGTCGGCCCAGAGCCGCGCCCTGGCCCGCGAGAAGGCGCTCTACGAAGAGCTGCTGGAACGCCTGATCGGCCACCTCGCTCCGCTCCAGGACAGCGCCTCGGCGCTGGCGGAACTGGACGTGCTGGCGAATCTCGCCGAACGCGCGCTGAACCTCGACCTGAATCGCCCGCGGTTCGTCGAACACACCTGCCTGCACATCGAGCAAGGCCGCCATCCGGTGGTCGAGCAGGTGCTGGAGACGCCGTTCGTGGCCAACGACCTGGCGCTGGATGCCGACACCCGGATGCTGGTGATCACCGGTCCGAACATGGGCGGTAAATCCACCTACATGCGGCAAACCGCGCTGATCGTGCTGCTTGCGCATATCGGCAGCTTCGTTCCGGCTGCGCGCTGCGAGCTGTCCCTGGTGGACCGCATCTTCACCCGCATCGGCTCGTCCGACGACCTTGCCGGCGGCCGCTCGACCTTCATGGTGGAGATGAGCGAAACCGCCAACATCCTGCACAACGCCACTGACAAGAGCCTGGTGCTGATGGATGAGGTCGGCCGCGGCACCAGCACCTTCGACGGCCTGTCGCTGGCCTGGGCAGCGGCCGAGGACCTGGCCCGGACTCGCGCCTTCACCCTGTTCGCCACCCACTATTTCGAACTGACCGTACTGCCGGAAAGCCAGCCCGCGGTAGCCAACGTGCACCTGAACGCGACCGAGCACAATGAACGCATCGTGTTCCTGCACCATGTACTGCCGGGACCGGCGAGCCAGAGCTACGGCCTCGCGGTGGCCCAGTTGGCCGGCGTGCCGGCCCCGGTAATCCAGCGCGCCCGCGAACACCTCAAGCGCCTGGAAACCACCAGCCTGCCGCACGAGATGCCGAGCCAGCAGAGCGGCAAGCCCGCCTCGCCGATGCAGAGCGACCTGTTCGCCAGCCTGCCGCACCCGGTGATCGATGAATTGTCGAGGATCAATCCCGACGATATCAGCCCGCGGCAAGCTCTCGATCTGTTATATGCATGGAAGATGCGGGTCTGA